AAGCTTAGAAGGATGACAGCGCCCGCGCGGACCAGGACCGGCCAGCGCGACCACATATCGACGGGCAGAGGCGCCTTGCGCAGCTGATGCTCGATCCCCGGTTCGCCAAGGATCACGATCGTCATCCACATGAGGCCAAAGCCGATGGCGATGGGATCAATCCACCGCTTGGCCATCGACACCCGCGCGGAGGTGACCACGTCCTGCGGGTTCCAGCCCCACAGGAACATGGCCTCCGCCCCGCAACGCAGTGTGATGCCCACGCCCGCGCAGAAGGTGACGGCGCGGTATAGGGTGACGGGATGGAGCGGATGATCCCAGAAGCGCTGCGTCCATATCCGGCTGCCCTGCTTGCCGACCAGCATGGCGCCGAGGAACGTCGTTGCCGTCATCAGGAACAGATTGAAGAGGTACAGCGACGCGCCATTGTCGAAACTTGGCGGCGTCGCTGTAGGCGGGCTCTGCTCGATCATGTTGGCGAGGACGCTGCCCGCCGCGCCGAGGATTGCGATCACCATGGTCGGCTCCCAATTTCAGGCATCGCCGATGCTCCCTTGTTGTGTGCTCATTTTGCCGGACCTTAGAAAACCGCCGCAATCAAGTCGCGAACAGGTCATTCTCTCTCGCGTCGGCGTGTGCCTGCGCTTCGCTCATCTGGACGGTGAGGTAGCAGGCCTGGAAGGCGGGGAGGGTCATACGACTGCCACAGCGCCACTGCTGTCCTTGCGTTTCGGCACATGGTCGACGCTGTCGATGAAGAGTATTTGGCACCCTGCTGGCGCGGTTCCAGCCTGCGCGGCGGTCATTTCCTGAAGGATGAGGCGTCCATTGACCACGGCGGACAGACGCGCCGTCATTGTACTGACGACGCTCCACCCATTCGCGCCATCAGATACCAGGATGATGATGTCGCCGATATCGCGCAGCAACTGGATCGTGGTGCCCGCACCATTTTTTACTGCGACAGCACCGCTGCCAGATCCTGCCGCTTTTCGAACGATGGCCGTGTCGCCGGCCGCTGCGCCGTTCCACAACACCGCGTCGATCGTGCTGGTCGAAGGTGGCTGAACATCGATAATCCGACCTGTTAATGTCCCCGAAAGGCTGCCGCTGGCGGTAACGATCGTGCTATCAGGGACCAGACGATCGAAAGTGGAGAGATATCGATTCTCGATGGTCCATGCACCGGCTACTTCGCAAGTAAACCATACGTAGTCGCCGATATCGCGGAGCCGGATCATCGTTGTGCCGGCCGGATTACGAATATTCACGAATTTGTCAGTTGATCCGGGCCATTTCATAAAACCAACCCGATCTCCAGGCCTGCCTTCCGGCAACGTCATGTCGAGTACAGACGACGAGGTTTGGACGCGGATCATGCGAGCGAGTGGGACCGCAGTCAGGACGGTACTCGCCGTTCTGATCGCCCCGAACTGGACGCGGCCTGGTGTGACATCAATGCCGCCGAGAATTACGCCGCGCTCACCGTTTTTCGACCACTCGACGCGCGTGTTGGCGCCTACCGTCGAATAGGGGATCGCGACGTCGGGGCCACATTTCAGCGATATATCGTTGTCGTTACCGGCAACCTCGAGCACGCCATATCCTATATTGCTGTTGGTCGCGACAATATCGACCTTGTTGCCCGCGCCGATGATCGAGTTAAGCGCGGCGATTCTGATGATCGAATTGTTGGAATGCGATCCGGTGACATTCACGACGCCCTGGAAGCGCGAGTTGGTCGTTCCCGTCAGGGATACAACGGTCGCGGCCGGATCGATATTGCCATTCTTTTCAATACCGAGCGTGCCGTAGACGATAAAGCCTGAGCAGTCCCAGTTACGGCTGTTGCGGGTATCGAAACACCGGCTTACCATGTTTTCGAAGATCGTGCCGATGCAAACGACATTGAAGCCAACCATCCCGTCCCAATTACTGGACGGCGCCGGGCACGCGGGGCCATTCACGCATCCGATCAGGTGGTCTCCGACAGAAATGATGTTTCGGCTGTTACGGCTTCCTTTCCAGGCGTTGCGGCAATAATAATATTTGTTTGCCATCATCAAGTACGTACTGTCGTTGGCGTTGCCTGCCGCATTGCCGGACAGGTAAACACCCAAATCCCGCGAGCCGCGAAATTCGCAGTCGATGATGGCGACATCATCGCCCACCGTGAAAAGGCAACTGTCCCCGGTCGCATCAAGATAATGGTCTGCGACCTTGAGTTTACAGCCTATAAAACGTTTCCGGCTGAAACCCGTCGCATAAACGCAGTCGTGCGCTGAAAAAGGATCGCCGGGCACCTTTTCCGTCGTCGCATCGACGCCATCCAGCCACAACTCGACGCTGTTCGACATGGCTCCCGGCTGGGTGCTGCTGTTCCTGAAATACAGCAATTGAACCGGCAACGTCGGTGCGCCGACAATCTTGCCATCGCCTTGACACTGAACATAAAGGATCTTCGCCGGGTAATTCACCCCACAATTGACGTCAGCAGTCGTGCGGAAATAAATCGGCTCATCGTAGACAAGGCGACATCCCAGCGCGGCCGCACCGTGCACAGCCGCAACGAACCGCGGCGCATCATCGACCAGCTGCGCTTCTGCCACCGGGTCATCAATGGCTGCCATCAATTCGTCGAGCGTCCCCTCCCAGGACGACTTGAAATTCACCGCGCCCACCAAGCGCTGCATGCCCTGGAGTTTGAAACTCGAAGGATTGAAGCTAAAATCGCGGCCTGCTGATTGGACGGCGTTTCCACCGAAATCTGCAATCGCCTGCACCGGCTCGACCAAGCCGGCCGCCTGCTGCGCAGCCGCCTCCGCCGCCTCCGCAAAGGGCGCGCCACCTTCGCCGCCCCATTCGCGGATCTTGTCGCGCATCAACGCGGGGTCAGCCTCGGCAATATCGCCCAAATCCTTCAGCCGCTGCTCGACACCAGGACCGGCCGCACCACGCTCACTGACGCGGACGACCGGCCCGTCCGATACCAGTTCGGCCACGGGCAGGTCGATCCACCGGGGCGGTGCATCGCTGGGCAACGCCGTGCTGGGCTGCGCCGCGATCCGGCCTGTCCAGCGCGTGGTCGACGCGCCGGCCGTCGTCTCGATGACGTCATAGACGATCGGATATCCGACGCCCGCCTCATAGATTGCCGTCGCCTGATCGGCCGTGATCGGCGCGGTGACATAATATCCATCGTTCGACAGGATCATCGGGATCGGGTCGAAGATCGCCTGCGTCAATATCTCCCGCCGCACCGCGAACACGAAGCTGCGCCCCGACAGCGACTGCGGCGCGCCGGCCGCGTCGAAGAAGGGGAAATGGACCGGGCGCGGATCACCGGCATAGATCGTCAGCGCCCCGGAAACGGTGCGGAACATCGTCATGGATTGTCCTCGGATTTTAGGGTTTCAGGCGGGCCAGGTGGCGGTGTCGTAAGCAGCTTTCTTTGCCGCGGTAGTGGTCGCCGCACGGATGCGGCGCTTGGCGAGTACGGCCGCAGCCTCGACGGCGGCGATGCGGGCGCAGGATGCAGTCATGCCCGCTTCGATCCGGCCGATCACCGTCGCCAGGGGGTCGCCGGTCGCGGTTACCTCCGCCATGGCGAAGGGGAAGCGCGTTGTGCGCTGCGGTGTCGTCAGGGCAGCGATCACGCTGGCAAGCGTGTTGCGATAATCGCGCACCTCCGCCGCCTTCTGCGCATAGGCGTAGGATTGTCCCACGCCCTGCGTCATCACCGCCGACCGCATCTGTTCCCGCTTGCGATCGACGCGGGCGATCAGGCTGGCTTCGGCCGCCGCCAGGTCGATCGCGTCATAATAGCCGGCGGGAAGCATCTCGATATCCGCGGCGGCATAGCCCTCCGGGAATATCAGCGATCCGTCGGCTTTCAGGCGGTGCGTCGGGCGATTGCTCATCAGTTCCACCCGATCGTCATGGCGGCATCAGCATCGACCGTCAGCGTGCCTGCTCCCAAATATCGACGCGTCAGCAGTTGGAACTCCCACGTCGTTGCGCTGGCCGGACCGGCAATGGACTGGTCGATCGACAGGACGGATGGCTCGCCGACCGTGGCGCCATAATCGTCCTGCACCTCGGCTGCCAGATCGGTCCAGCCGCCGCTGCCCGGCGTCGTGCGATACTGGATCTTGCCCGCCAGCTTCGCGCTGCCCACCGATGCCGAATAGGGCAGGTTTACCTGCGCGGTGATCAGCCCGTCCGGCCCGACGGAGAGGCCCAGCGGCCCGCCATTGACCGGCCCATAGGTGGCACTGTTGTTGATCGACAGCGTCGTATCCGTCGCGCTGTTCACCGATCCGCCATCCCGCACCTTGGTCAGGCTGACATTGGCGACGCCGATCGCGGTGCCGTCATAGCGGATCGTCACCTGCGCGGTGGCGCGATCGGCGGCCATCGAACTGATCGTCAGAACGCGGTTGTTTGCGCCGCCCAGCGCCGCCACGCAGTTGCTGGTGGTCAGGCTATAGGTGGTCAGCGGATCTTCGCTGATATCTTCCGACCCCTGATAGACATAATAGGTCGCCGACAGCGGGAATTGCCCCGATTTCGGGACGCCCGCATAGGTGCAGCTGATCGCCCGCACCCAGCTGGATGGCGCGATCGAAAAGCCGTCCGCGCCGCGATCGACGCCGTCGGACACCTCATCGCGCTCTTCCCCTGTCGTCAGCGCCGGGGTCGGCGGCGCGGTGCCGGTGCGGCCCAGCGCGAAATCATGCTTGCCCGCGCTTTCCGACATCATCGTGAAGGTGACCACCATGGAGGCCGGGTCCAGCTCGCGCTTGATGATCACCGCGTCCACGCCGCCCAGGCCATGTTCCGGCAGGTCCAGCGTTAGCATGTCGCCGGGACCGAAATGGCGCATATGCGGCTTGCAGGGCAGGATGATCGGGGCCAGCTCGCGGGCGTTGAGCAGGCGGTAGGCAGCCAGCTGCGCAACCTGATCCTTGTTCTGGACAAGGTCCCATTGCACTTCCTCGATCTTCTGCTCACCATCTTCGGTGACATAGCTGCCGATCGACACCAGGTCGGACTGAACATATTCCCATTTATTGGCTTCCGACCGAAATTTGGGCCGGATGCCGTTCATCCGCGCGCCCCATGGCTGCATCGCGGTCACGTCGACGTCCGGGTCGGCCAGATCATCTTCGGTCAGTGTGTAAATCGACACGCGCGGCGCGTTGAAGCGGACGCCCAGCCGGCCGCCGCGCCACATCGGCTCGGCCGCGCCAGCCTCCAGGATGCGTTTCAGATTGGCCCAGCGATCGCCGGGCTCATAGATGACGCCGCCCACTTTCCAGCCATTGGCCTGGCAGATATTGGACAGCGCCACGAAATCCTCGACGATGATGCCGTCGAGCGGCAAGCCGACGCCGAACACCTTCTTGCCGTTGCGGAACCGGCCCAGCGCATAGGATATCCCAGCCACGCCAGGGTCTTCGCTATAGGTCCAGGTCGCTTCGTCATTGGCGCGCTGCGGCCCCGACCCGCCGGGAAATGTGCTGTCCTGGCGCGCATCATAGCCCATGACGCCGCGCCACACCGCCCCCGATGCCGGGAAACCGGACGCGAAACGCTTGCCATCCCTGTCGAACTTCGCGTTCCACAGGATCGCCGCCTTCGATGATAATTTATGCGCGCTGGTCTGGTTCGGCATCCCGCTCCAGTGCGGGGTCAGCGCGGTTTCGCTCCACAACCCGGTGCGCACGCTGCGATAGAGAAAGTTCGCATAATAGCCGGTCGCCGCGTCGCCCGAGAAGGGGACGGCGGCATAGTCGAGATACATGCCCTCCAGCCCGTCGCACGGCCCCGCCACGCTATATTCGATCACCATCCCCCGATAGGGGTTCGGCACCTTCTTCAGCTTCGCGCCATAGCCGACATCGTGGCGCAGCACACCGCCGGAATAGGTGCGGCCCAGGATGCAGGGCGCGATCGGTTCGGCGGCGATGATGACCTGGTTGATCGTGCCGCGCGCCGGCGGCTTTTTCGCCGTCATCTGCGCGCCGATCGACGCGACGGTCGACGCGACGGAGGCGATGGTCGCGACCGTTGATAGTGTCGCGGCCGAAACACCAGCGACACCCGCAGTTCCGGCAAGGCCAGCAGGAGCAAGCAGCGCCGCGCCCGCACCGGCCGTCGCCACGGTCAGCGCGACCGCGCCGGCGATGACAGCCACCGTCCTCAAGGCTTTAGACACGCCACGCCCCCAATATCTCGCCGACGACATGCAGCGGCTTGATCCCGCTCGGATCATCCGGGTGCCATCCCAGCAGCTTGCCGCCGGCCGACACGCAGATGCAGTCGAACAGGTCATCGCCCGGGATCAGCACCAGGTCGCCGACCAGGATTTCCGCCGCACGGATCCGGGGCAACAGGCTGTCGAGCAAACCGGCCAGGTCCGCATGACCCGTGCCCGCCAGCGCCGTCCGCGCGCCCACGCGCGATCGAAAGTCAGGTATCGCCGGCGGCTTATGGCCCATGTTGCGCAGATGCGTCCGTGCCAGATGGATGCAGGTCGCCCGCTTCCTCCAGTCGAACGGCCTGGCCCGATATTTGTCGAGCGTCTTGCGGGTCGCCGCCGCGCGGCGCGGCAGGTCAGACTTCACGGAACGGCGGATTGTTGATGATGTTGGACCAGCCCGATCCCGGGTAGATGGACGCGGCGCGCCCGCCATTGCTGCCCGGCTGCGCCTCCACGCCCCAGGCGACCGCGCTGGTAAGGCCGGTCGCATTATCCTCGCCCAGCTCGCCGGGATAGACCGACTTGTGAAAGGCGCTCGACAGCGTATTGCCGTCATTGGAATTGAAGAGCCGCTCGCCGCGCGGGACGAAGGTCATCGGCAGTTCCCGCTTGGCGCGACCGATGACAAGCCGCACCTGGTCCAGCATCCCATCGAACTGCTGATCGGGCGTGCCGACGATCTGTCCGGTCAGATCGTTGATCTCGGCGATCCACAGCCGCAGGCGCGAACCCTGCATCCCCGGCGCGGCAAGATCGACCGCAGCCGCCGTGCTCGCTGGCAGGAAGGTGATGGAAAAGGCAGGCACCTCATCGCCCACGCCTTCCTCGAAACTGTCGATCGACCCGATGATGCCGAACTGCGTATCGTTTACCCGGTAGATCTCGCTGCCCCAGGGCACGAAACCGCCATCGCACAGGCGAATGACGCGCCCGTCGCGCAATTCCAGCTTCAGCAGGCCGGCAAGGCGGATGCGGTCCAAGGGCAAACTCCCACGACAAACATGCGGCAGCGCCGCACGCAGGATTTCAAGGTTATGGATTTAGGCGGAGATGACGCTGGCGAGAGCGAAGCCGGCGCCGACGACGAAGCCGATCAATGCCAATATGGCAAAAGCCACGCCGCCAATGCGATAACGGTCGCCCCACCGGAGATGGGGCACATGGTCGCGGTCAGACTGCACACCGCTCAGCCGGTCCTGCGCATCCCATGCGCCGCCTTGCGCGGCAATGTAGAATTGGTCCTGCGACAGATGGGCGAACAGGTAAGCAAGGATGTTGCAGGTCAGCCCCGCCGCGAAGCAGGCGAAGGACCACCACAGCAAGGCGATGCTGAACCGGATCGACCCGGCCGCGCCCACGAACGTGAACAGCGCGACCAGGGCGCCGCCGTTGATCAGCGTCAGGGCCTGCAAGCCGCTTTGCGCGAAGCCGACCGAAAAGCGGAGGCGCTCGGCAGCCTCCTCGCTTTCCAATCGATAGTCTCGCTCCAGATAGACCCGTGCGGCGTCGTCCATGCCGACAGTTTGAGGCGCAGGCGTCGATAATGCAATGTCATCCATCACCCCATCTCCTCGATCGTGAAGCCGATGCCGATCACTCGATTGCCCCGCTGCAATTGCCAGCTTTGTTCATTGCCGCTGATCTCACCCTCGATCACCGGCGTTGCCAGCTTCACCGTCGCGCCATCGGCGAAGGGGACGCGCAGATGCTCGGCCAGGATGATCGTGACCTTGCCATCGCCCCCCACCGTGCCCGCCACATGGACATTGTGAAGGTAATGCTGCCCGGTCGCGGCCACGATCGACAGCCAATAGCCCTTGGCGGCGACATAGCCGGGCGTCAGGCCGCGCAAATTGATGACCCGGCCAGCCTGATTGGCCCCGTCCATCACCGGCGATCCGGGCGCACCCTGGTCGACGCCCATCAGCGGATAGGGCAGGCGTAGCCCTTCCTGCTTGGCGCGGATCAGGTCGCTGATCAGGGCGGCGCGCGCATTGGCTGTCCCGATGCCGATCGTGATCGCGGCGCGGTAATGCGATCCCAGCCGGTCGATACGTAGGCCCGCGGCATTGGTCGCGCCACGGATCGTCCCGCCATTGTCGACAAAGGACGGTGTGGCGGTCGCCACCGCCCCGATGCTGGACCAGACGATCATGCCAGCCGCCGCGAATTACGACGGTAGACGGCGCGTTGCGCGCCGCTGCTGGCGCCGGCCGCGATAACGGGCGCGGCCTGCGCGATCTGCGCGCCGCTAATCTGCGTCACTTCCACGTCGAACATATCGCCCTTGATCACGCGCACCGTCACCTCCGCCGCGCCGCCACCCGCCATGGCGCGCCGCGTATCGCTTGCGGTCATCACCTTCGCGCCGCGCGGCATCTGCACGACCTCGGGGCCATTCTCGCCCACCAGCATCGCGCCGGCGGGCGTATATTCATGGCCGATCGCGCTACCTGGCACGCTCTTCTTCCCCAGCAGCCCGAACAGGCTGCCGATGGTCGGCAATGACCCTCCGGTCAGTTGGTTTTGGATCGGGTTGACGATTGCCAGCTTCCAAAGCGCCGACGTCACTTCGTTGATCGCGCTTAGTCCGACATTCTTCCAGCTGGTCCAGGTCGCCGGATTGAGCAGCGTATTGGCCAGGTTCGCGCCAATGTCCTGCATAGCCGTCATCTTGTCGATGCTCTGGTCCAGAGCCTGGTTGAAGCCGATCTGGCTCGCCTTGCGCGCCATCAGTTGCTGGCCTTCCGCACTGGCAAGGTCGATGCCCTGCCGTTGCAGGTCGATCTCGTAGCGCTTCAACTCGACCGCCGCCTCGATCTCGCGCCGCGACTTGCCCCGCATCTCCCATTCGATATTCAGCAAAGCCGTGCCGGCGCTGATGTCGTCGTTCATCGACCGGATCAGGCGCGGCCGATCGGCCAGCTTTTCTCCTTCGGCATCGAGGGCCGACCGGGCACCAGCGCCGATATCCTGTTGGTTGAGCCAGCCATTATTTTCGGTCCTGACCCTCTGGGCGCGCTGCGCTTCCTCCCGCGCAACCCTCTCGGCCTCTCGCTCGCGCTCCCGCTCTGCCTTGCGGGCGGCGCTTGCCGCCGACCGGCCCGCTGCGGCGGCAGCGCGGTCCTGCTGGCCAAGAGCGTCCAGTTTGATCCGGTTGTCCCAGGCGATCTGCGCGCCGGCGACAGTCGCCTCTGCGGACCCAAGTTCGTTCGCCAAACCGGCACGTTGCCGCTCCAACTGACGGCGGCGCTGCATGGCCGCGCGCGTGCCGGTGCTGTTGGCGATTTCCTGATCGAGCGTCCGCAGCTGGCCGCGCAGCTGCTCCACCTTCACCTTGCCCATGCCAAGGTCATTGGCCTGCACACGGCCCTGCGCGTTCGCCAGGCGATTGAGAGCAGCCGTCAGCGTGTCGACCTTTTTCGAAGCCGCCTCCGCATCGTCGCCGGCGGCAAAGAATTTCTCACCCAGCATCACCGCCAACGGGATAGCGACGCCGATGGCGACGCCGACGGGCCCAGCCAATATGCTCGCAAACCGAGCGAACTTGCCGGCTCCGCCTTCCGCACCGCCAGACATCAATTGCAACGCGCCGATCGCCTGCGGAGCCTGCATCGCAAACGCCCGAACAGCATCCGTCCCGCCGATGACCTGCACGGTGAAATCCTGCGCCTGGAAGCCGAGCTGCTGCATGCCCGCGCGCATCGCGCCGCTGGTGGCGGTGGCCCGGACCTGGACATTCTGGACGGCATCCAGCGCGGCCTGCTCCATCCGCAGCTTGGCGACATATTCATCCAGGGAAATGGCGCCCGCCGAAATCAGCGTGCGGGCCTCCGCCATCTCCATATTGAACCGCTGCTGCGCGGCCCAGAGTGGATCAAGCGATGCGCGCAACGCCAGCGCCTTCTCCTCCATCCGCTCCTGTTCCGCGATCAGTTCACGGAAAGCGGCGGCGGACGCGCGGGCCGACCCTTCGTCCAGGCTGGCGCCCGTGCCGACCGACATGTTGATCCGCGCCTGCATTGCGCTTTGCGGCGCTAGGGCAGCCAGCTTGTCAGCGGCGGCGGCCTGACGGCGGACAGCGGATTCGATATCCTGCGACGCGCGATCGAATGACCGTGCCGCACGATTGGCGGCGGCGTCGCCGGCATCGCCCACCGCCTTGAAGTCGCGAACGACCTGATCCTTGCCCTCCGTGCCGAGCCGGATCGCTACTCTAGGCTGTGCCATCGTCGGGTGCGTCCTCACTGAATTTGTCGAGCAGGATCCGCTCCATGCTGGGGAGCAGTTCGGCAAGCATGGTCATGTCCGCGCCCTGCGCCGTACCCATCGACAGCACGGCGCCAAAATCGAGCGCATAGGGGCCGCCCATCCCGGCGCGCAGCTGGCGGATGCAGCCGCTGACCACATCCCAGACGCCTATGCCTTCTTCGGTGCGGGGCTCATGCTGCCGGTAGGGGCAGCCTTCGCTTTGCCCTTTCGGCTTGCACCGTCCGACGCGATGGGCGTTGCAGACTTTGCGGCAATAGTCGGCTCCGGCATCGCCCCCGTCGAAATGCCATTCGGCGAGGGCGACAATCCGTTTTTTTCCAGTTCTCGCAGGACGAACGGGCGCACATAGGCCTCATCGAGCCGGTCGAACCGCAGCGGATCGGCCAGGAACAGGCGCAGATTGTCGGGCGTCACCGGGGCCGGATTGCCGTCCGCATCGCCGACACCCTCCCAGGCGACAATGCCACTCATCAGCAGGCTTTCCGACAGCGCGTCGCCAGCCAGGTCCATTAGTTCCGGCGACAGCGGCGCGTCTTCGTCCTCGAGCAAAGTCATGTCCTCGCAGGCTTCCCCGGCGGCGCGGCGCGCCGCGCGGAGGGCAATCCGGCCGATGGGGGCGAACTGGACGCGGACCGCCGGCACGTCGCCATGCGCTTCGTGGACCGTGTGCCACCAGGGTTCCAGCGCCTTGCGCTCGGCGTCGAGGCTCAGCATCAGAAGCTGTTCTTTCGCTTGTTGCCCAGCCACTCGATGCGGATCGGGCGATCCTCCTCGATGACCTTGAACTGGTCCTGCTCCAGCACCAACGCGCCATTCTCGACGGCGTAGCGGCGGACCTTACCCGCATCGGCATCCGCAAAGATGACCTTGTCGATCCGCTCACCCGTTTCGGCATCGACAACCCGGATGTCGGCCAGGACGTCGACGGCGGTCACACCGATCTCGACGGAGGATGGGACTGGGCGGTCGCTTTCGGCTGCTGCAGCGACTTGACCTTCGACTTCATCGCTCATGACGCGCTCCTCAGATATTCTGGATGGACGAAAGGGCGGTGCAGATGACCTTGTGGCCCTCGGCACCACTCGCCTGACAGTTAAATTCAGCCATGATGCCACCGGGACCGGACACGGGACGCTTCACGCGCGGCAGAAACACCTTGGGAAAGGCGAATTTGATGGCGTGAGGTCCACGCGCCCAGCCGACCTCATCCAGATTGATCGGAGTTCCGCTGGTCGCCGCATTGAGCAAATCCAGCGAATTGAAGCGAGCGGTAAAGTTAATCGCCGCCTGCACTACGCCGGGGACCAAACCACCGATCCTGCCATCCTCTCGGATCCCCTCGATCTTGTCCAATCCGTTGGAAATAGCAATGTCGGCCGACACAATGTTGCCCAGCGCCACGCCGTCGCGCTTGATGACGCCGCTCGCCTGCGCAAAGCGCGGGCCTTGCCGTGTCCCCACAACCCCAGCGACGGACGTTGTCGAATTCTGAGACTCTCCTTGGGCGATGAAAGACAGAGAGGCGTTCAGCAGACCGCTGCGTGCCATGCCGATGCGCATCTGGTTGAGCATGGCGCCATAATGCACGGAAAAGGCGGGCACATCGGGATTGCCGATCTCGATCGAATGGCTTGGAAGGCTGGCCTTCCCGGATTCAAAGACATGCGTATAGGGGCCCGCGCCTGTCGTTACCGGCGCGCCGAACATGGCTTTGAGCCAATAGACGAAGGCGAACACGTCGATCGGGACCACGATATCGCCGTCATTCGTCGCCACGTCATAGGTCGGGTCAAGGCCTTCGCGCCCGAAGCCGAGCAGATCGTCCTCGATCAGTGGACGCTCTTCGCCCATCGTATGCGATACGAAGGGCAGTTTCAAAAATCCGCTTGCGGGTGTGACGCCATAGGTGGTTTCGGTCACAGCGTGCAGGACCGAATTGATGCCCATGCCAAAAGCCATGGCCGAACTCCTTTGTTGGTTGAAATCAGAGGGGCTTGTCGCTCGAATAGGTGGCGACGATGTCGAAGGTCGCGCCCAGCTCGGTACGCGATCCGAAACTGCTCAGCGGCTCGACGTCCAGGCCACTGACGTCCAGATAGGCGACCAGCCCGCCAAGGAAGCGATCGGCAGCGATCGCCGCGCCGATCTTCCCGGCAATCCGGTCGATTACGACGCGCAGCGGCGTCGTCTGCTTATAGGCGCGCAGTTCCACCGGCACCCGGTGGACCCAATGCCAGGTCGGCGGACACAGGTCGACGCCTTCCTCTTCCAGCTGTCCGTCGCGCAGGGTGACGGTCTCGAATTCCCCCGTGCGCCCCGCGCGCTCCGCGCCATCCTCCAGGCCGATGACCTCATGATCGGGCAGGGTGGCACGGACCAGCGCGAGCACCGCCTGATCGACCTCATGACGAAGCGACATGCCTCAACTCCACCGGGCATTGAGGCGGGCCGCAATCCGATTCGCCGCGCGCCGTGTTGGACCATCAAGGTCGAGTAAACGCGGCTTCTTCACGGCTTTGACGAGTGTGAACATCAGCACGGGCTTGGCCTTGCGCGGCGCCATGCCCCGACGGCCGCGCAGGCGTCCTGCCGTCGCCTGCCGATATCCGCTCGACAGGCCGGAAACAACGTCGATGAACGCAAAACCCTTGCCGCCCTCAAATGCGATGTCGAACTCTGCATTAAAATGCAGTTCGACTTCCTCGGGCGTCATCGCCGTGCCCCGCGACCGCCTGCCTAGCGACGACGCATAATTGCTCGCCCGCCGCCGGCGCGGCACCGCCTTGGTCGGAATCCACAACCATTTGCCGCCATTCGCGGGACGGATCGTGGCGCCATCAATGTATGATGATATAATTTCGGGCGCAGCCGACCAAATATAGCCCGCCGGATTAAGCGACTGACCTGCCTTGGGGTAGACGTTCGACCGCCATGTCTTTGCCATGCGCGCACCCAGCCCCGCGCTGGTGACCTGCTGGCGCAATTCAAGCTTCAGCGCGTCGACTTCGTCGTTCATGATGTCGGTGATGTCGCGCGCAATATCGCCCTCAATCGCCGCCATCTGGCCGGCTAGCGACCCGCCGACCACTCCCGCGAGCACCTTCACCGCGACACATCCACCCGCTCTGCGCCGGTTGTCCAGATCGTACGCCTTGCATTCAGCATGGGATCCCCCGTCACGAGGATCTCGATCTCAGCACCATCCTCGATCAGGATGAAACGGTCATTCTCGCCAATATCGCGCACCTGCGACCTGCGAACCCGCAGCCGACAAGTCGACATGATGACGCGGCTATCGCCAAATCGCGGCTCTTCATCCGGCTCCTTCCGGATCACCCGCACATTTTCGATCGTCTGGCCAAACCGCGACACATAGGTCGCATCCTCCCCGAAGCGCCGGAACACGGCGTCATCGAGACGCGCACGGACTTCGGGGAAGGACATCGCGATGCTGCCTTATATTGCTTGGATCAGCTTGACCCAGCCAACGGCATCGCCATTGGCCTTGGGGGCGGCCGCAACGCCGCGCTTGGTATTGTTGGTGGCGGTCGTGGTGAAGCGTTTGGCGGTATCGTCCCAGTAAAGCAGTGTGCCAGTCACCGACCAGGCTTGGCCGGTGGCGGCGGCCACCTCGAAAACGCCTTCCACATCGCCGGCGAACGCTTCCCCCTCGGCGGCGGTAGTCGACGGGATAACGATCAGGGCGGCGATCAGAAGCGGCACGCCCGACACCACACCCCCAGCGGGAGCGACAAAGTCGAGCGAACGGCCCTCTTGAATAAAGTTTTTCATGATATCGTCTCCAGAAGTGGACGGAAGAAGGCGGCAGCCGGTCGGCCGCCGCTACCACCATCAGGCCGGCGCGGCGCCGGGGTTGCGATAGGCGCCGCGATAGTCGATCGCGTCGGCGTAGAAATCGTAGGTGACCCGGAATCCGATGCCGTCGGTGGACCAACTTTCCTTGGTCATGAGGCGCGGGGCTGGCGCGGATTCCAGCGAGCCGTAGACCCAGACGGGGGCCTGCGCCGGATCGGCGTAGAGTTCCCAGGAATAGTCTGGGATCGAGCCTTCCGGCACGACATTGAGGCGGCCCGAGAATGGGTTGACGTTGCCAGCCTGCTGGGGCTGGAGCGGCGACGTCAGCTGCTCGGCAAGCGTTTCGGTGTCCGGTCCGACCAACAATATGGAGGGCCGCAGGTTCATGACCTGACCCTCCAGGTTCTTCTGCTTGCGGATACCCGCGCGGCCTGCGCTGATGAGCGGGACGGTCATCGAGCCGCCACTGCCTGCCAGGTTGCCATGATCGGCGTGGAAGACGGTCTTTCCGTCGCTCAGCTTCGGACCGAGGCCTCCATTGGCCGCCTTCACACTGTAGAAAAAAGCATTTTCGAACTGGGCGATCATCGTCCCGATCGAACCGAACACCTCGTCAAATGCGCCGATATCATCGTTGATGATCGCCTGTCGCGTGAGCGAAAGGCGGCGACCGAACGAACCGAGCCGGACCTGTTCCTTGCCTTCGCCGATGGTGCCGGCCTTGATCTCTCCGTCCTCCAAATACGGCTTGAGGGTAGGAAAATCACCAACGCGAAGCAGATTTGTTGGACGGAAGTCTCGCAAATTGCGCCGGCGCGCGATGGCCTGGAATGTCGGCGGTGCGGCCTGATACCGCTCTAGCAGGATGCGCTGCCCGGTCTGTTCCATGATTATCGGAAAGTCCGATGTCGTGTGTGCAGCGCGCATGATGACGTCAGGGTCCCGTTCGTTGCGCGAGACATTGGCGCGTTCGCGCGCCAACTCCAGTAGGCTGATGCCGGTGAACTGCCGCGCGCCTTCCGGGATTTCGCGGCCTAGCGCACGAGCCACAAGCCCGTCGACGATCGCGCCCTGGCTTGCGTCCCGCTCGTCGGTGCGGACATCGACCCGGGTTCCACCGCTGACCGGCGTGACGGCGGCGCGTTGATGTTCGGCGGCGGCGGTCAGCAGGGCGCTACGCGCCGTCTCGACGCTGATTTCGCCCCGCTCGTTCTGGCTCACCAGTTCGAGGGCGCGGGCGGCGAGCGGTTCGCCAAAGGCGCGGGCATCGGCGACAAAGCCGAGCGCATCGCTTGCGCCAAAGCGGCTAAGCTGCGCCGCATTCGGAGCAGCAGGAGCAGGAGCGCTCGGCTCGATGCGAGTTTCGACCGCCGGAGCAGCCGCAATGGTCGTCGGCGCGGGCGCGCCGCCGGGCAGGTTACGCCTCATTTCATCTTCCTCTTCGATTGTGGCGATGGTGCCGACGCCGGGATGGTCAGCCGATGCAGAGCGAACCCCGGCGTTCGCATCTGCCGGAACGGAGACGAGACTGACTTCAAGCAATTCCCAGCCGGTTGCGCGCCAGGTCTCATGGTCGGTTTCGTCGGTGCGGGTGATTTCCCACTTGGTGACGCGATAGCCGATCGACACGCCGCGCATTTCGCCGCGCGACACCATGCCCTCGATCTGACGAGCACGATCGGTTTCGCCGAAGTGCAGGAGACCGATCAGCTGGCCATTTTCGATGCGGACGTTCGACACGCGCCCGATGACAGCGTCTGCTTCCCGCTGATTGTGCGTGTCGAGCAGGCAGACCAGACCGGAAGTCGCGCGACCTAGGTCGACGGCCTCTTCGCTGATTTCCAGTTCTTCGGTGAAATACCAACGCCGAACGGCCGATCCGGCGGACAGCACCGCCTCGACGGTGCGCGCGGTCGCGTCATAGCTGCCCGGCTCGACCGTTGCGAGCCGTGAGCCCTGAAAACCTGCCATGGGTTGCCGACGTTCACTCTCATCACCGGGCGGCGCGCTTGCGCGGACAATCATCGTGGAGGCCAGCAGCCCCAAGGCTGCGACCGTGCGCAGTTGCGTCATTGCATACTCCCTAGATCAGGCCGCCTCGGCCCTTGGTGCGATGTAGCCAGCAGCGGCCTGGAGGACGCCGGCGCCGGTGACCCGCCGTGGATCGCTGTCGAGCGCGAGACCCAAAAGGTCGATCTGGTCGTTGACCTGCTTGATCGCCTGAAGATGCTCCTCGGCATTGATCCCGCGCTCTGCGAGCGAGCGTGTCAGCGTCTTGATGCCGCTGCGGATCTCGATCAGCTCGGCCATCAGGTCCTTGATCGGATCGACAAAACGGCGAACCGGAAGCGCATAGCTGATGCCGCAGTCGAGGATGCGACGGTCGCCCGTCTCCAGCGCCGCAATCTGCATCCGCCGCAGCACCGCCGGCTTCACCAGTCGCGGAATGATGATATTCTGCTGCCAGTCGTCCAGCAGCGCCCACTGGCCAAGCATGGCGGCGCGCAGGCTCGAATAATTCGCCTGTGTCACATCGCCCGTCATCCGGTGATAGGGTGCGAGCGTGGCCGAGGCCGCCGCCAACTGCTGACGGATGAACTCTACTGCGCCCCCGGATTGGCTCGGGTTGATGGTCTGGACCTGATCCCCCTGTGCTGCCCGGTAGATCATGCCCGGCGAGACAGATTCCTCAAGCCGGCCCGTTCGCGCAGGATCGACTTTCGCTTGCTGCGTTGTTGATAGCGGAGAGGTGCCTTCACCGCTCCCAGGAACGAGGATGAGACCAAGACATGCCTGCACCTTTTGCTGCATCCGCACGGCGTCCTCGATGTCGCCGATGTCATTCAGGTCGAGCGCGACGGCAGCAAGCCATGAGACGCCGCGCGTCTGTCCGAACCGCTGGCGATCGTAGAGATGATCGACATACCGCGCATCCACAGGCGAAGACTTGAAGGTCGACAACAGCATCGATCCGCCCGGATGCTTGTCGAACAGCCAGTAGGCGCTGCGCTCGCCCGCCCTGTCGAACTCGACGCCTTGCGTGATGCGCGAACCGTCAACCCGATCTTCCTGCTTCGCTTGGTCGAGGAAATCGCCCTCAAGTCCCGAAATCCGACTGTTCGGGACGCCATTGGCGTCCTTCCACTGGGTCAGGACCTCGCCGCCCACAATGGTCGTTTGAGCGGCGATCTTCTCATAGCCGTAGAAATCATCCTCGCCGTCGACCTTCGATTCCGCCCAACGGTTCCAATGATCCTGCGCCCTCTTCGCGACCGCCTTGTCCTCATGCGCAAACTGCGGCGCGATTCCGTCGCCGATCATATCGGCCACCATGTGCCGCACCGCACTGTTCACATATTTGTTGTTGCGGAACATCTCATAACCGGTGGCGCGCAGGCGAGCGCTGGCGCGGGCATTTTCGGCATCTGCATCGGTCTGCGGGCGACGGATGCCATTGGCACGGCGTCCGAAAGCGGCGGCGTCATATTGACGATAGGCAGCGATGCCTGCGCGCGCGGCAATCCGCTGCGCCGTCCAACGGGGGGCGAACGGCTCGATGGCGCGATCGATGATGTCGCCGAACCGCACGGTTAGTCGCGCTCGAACCGGGCCAGTGTCGTCCCGCCGCTCAGTGTCCGAGGCAGCAGGGCGTCAGCAGCGCGCGAACGAAAATAGGTCAGCGCGGCACGAATGTCGCTGATCGAGCGGTAGGTGACACGCTCGCCATCGCTCTCGATCGTAGCCTCCCCCGATGCCATGCCCGCCTCCAGCGCGGCGATCTCGGTCGCGTAGTCAGGTGCAGGCATCAGAACCAATCCTTTTGAGGTGCGATCCACCCCGCGGGGCGATCATCTTCTTCGCTCGTGACCCCCGTTTCTGGGGCTTTTGGTGTTGCCGCTTGCGCCATCGGCATCGCCAGCAGGTCGCCCTGGTCGGGGTCCGCCGGAGCGTAGCGTTCTGCCCGCAGCCGTGCCCAGTCGACCTCGGTCAGAGTATCCAGCATCAGCTTGGCGGCGGCGGCCATCGCATAGATGCGACAGTCGAGATAATGGTTCTGCCGCCCCGCCATTGGCGTCCAGCGTCGGTCCGGAAAACCGTTTATCATCTTGACGATGATCGTTTCGGCCGTTGCCTGCTCCGCCCAATCCTCGGGCACGTCGCGGCCGAGATGGACGCGGCCGACTGGCGATGCCACGGGCGCCCCGGCCTCCACCGCTTCGGCCACTGCCTTGACCGATGCCCGCAGGAAGCCGTACCAGCTTAATTTTAGCCCATCGATCCCGACGATGAACGCCTTGTCTTCCGCCCGCTTCGACGCCGACCCTGCACGCCGGCCTTGACGGTCGAACGCAATGGCTTCACCGCGACCGACCGGCGGACGGTTCCAGCCATGACGGCCGAAAATCGCCGTCCTGCGCGGTCGCTTTGCGCAATAGGCCTGCGCCGCTTCGGTGTGATAACCCGCGTCGACACATTCCTGGTCGATCGGCACCACCTTGCCGCCGGGGAAGGTGACACCCCGCTTGCTGTAGGCGTCGAGGTCCGCCCATGCGCCTTGGCCCGGGATGTCCGTAGCGCCAGGTATAAACCGGGCGTCGATCTGCCAGCTTTCCGACCGCTCAGCGTAGCCGACGACTTCCAGATAGACGCCGTCACCCTGCACGTCGACGCCCAGCACCGTGACGACCGGACCGACAGGTATGTTGCCCCGGCCCCAATCCTGCTCCCGAAGCGCTGAAAGCGCCTCGTAGTCCGGCGTGTCGCCCTTGAGTTCGAATTCGATCCCGCGCTTGAGGTTCGTCCACGTCTTGAGCTTCGAAATGTCGCCCTGTGCGTCGCGGAAGCTGACCGCCATTTCCGCCCAGCTCTGAAACGTCGATATCTCGCCTGGCAGATGGAACCCCCGGCGCAGGCTCTGCGGCATCCGCTGTCGCAGCACCTGAAAGGCTTCTTCGCTCAGCACGCGCGGCACGGGATCGCCGTCGATCATGTCCGACAGCCATCCGTCGGACAGCTTCATCGAGCTTTTACGCCAATGCTCGATCCGCTCGACACCGCAGCAGGGCGGCGCGAGATAGGCTTCCTCGTGCCGGCCTTCGGGCCATTGAATATCTTCCCACTGCGGCACGAACCGGTCGCCGCATTCGGGGCACTTGAAGTAGAAGCGGCGGCGGTCGCTCTTCGAATAGGCCGCGCCGATCTTGGACGCCCCCTTGATCGTGGGGGTCGATATCTTGATCCGTTTCGACAGCCCGCGCGAGCGCCAGACCTTGAGCCGCTCGTCGATCATGCTTTCCGGCGACCCCTGATTGTCGAGGTCGGACGGAAACTGATCGAGATCGTCCTCGACCGCATAACGCACCGTGCGCTGGCGCAAGTTGGCTGCGGAGTTCGCGCCGGCCAGCAGGATGTAGCTGCCGCTGCCAGTGCGGCTGAACAGGATCTTCTCGGTCGTGGACCCGTCGCCATTGGCGAGGCCCTGAGCGCGGATCGTGCCGCCCCGCTCTGGATTGAGCCGCGGCGACGCCTCTACCATCGGCCAGAATTTCTCCGCTGCCCATGCAGTCGCCGCTTTGGCCGTCGCCTGCACGAACAGCGCCGGCCCCGGTGCCTGGTCGCTCATGAAACCCAGCCAGTTCTCGGCGCTCGCCGAACCGCCAGATTGGGCGCATTTCATCAGGTCCACTTCCTCGCACGGATCATGCGGGGACAGGGCGTCCATGATCTCGACCAGTTCGGGCGCGGTCTCATGCCGCCACTTGCCGGGGATGGGCGCATCGTCGGGGAAATACCGATGCTCCGCCGTCCACTCCGATACCGTCATCCTCACCGGCGGGCGGATAGCCGTCGCCAATGCACGATCGAGGCGCCGCACGTTCCGGCGCAGGACCCCGCCGGCTACCACCCCGAACCGATCATAGTCGAAGGCGATCATGCCGCTTCCGCCTCCTGCTCGGCATCGTCGTCAACCTCTGCCAGAGCGCCGCGCTCTATGGCATCCGCCAGCGCGTCGAACGCGGCGTCGCAGGCCGATGCCATCAGCATCATGACCGTGCGACCTTCCCTAGCGGCCGCGATCTGCTCAGCCATGCCACGCAGTTCCGCCTCGACGCGCTCGCGCGCCATGCGGCCCAATTGGCCAAGTCGCCGCTCGACCTCGATCAGCGGCACCAGGGCGCGTGCGCCCTCCGCATTCTTCATGCGCTTGGCGACTAGCTCTTCCTCCGCGACCTCGACCCGGACTGCGGCTGCATTGCGAAGGCCTGGCTGGGCAACCTCGCCATCGAGGGGCATCTCGCTGGAACCGCTCGGCTCACCGATTGCCGTCGTTGGGCGGCCCCGGGTCGGATCGATCCGCGCATTCAGCTTGGCGTCGGTCCGCTCGACATGCACGCCGAGTTTTCCGTCCGGCCCCTCCGCGAAGACGAGCAGGCCAGCCTTTTTCCAGTTCGATACGGCCGATTTGCCAACGCCGCGATGCGCGGCGAACTCAGCCTGCGTCATCAGCGCCATAGTCAGCCCTCAAACCGCCCCGTGAACCGGTTCAGTTCACAGAGTTCAAAATGCAAAACACCCCTTGAACCGTAAAATGGCGCCCCTCGCCCCACCGCACTAGGGCCCCCCCTCGGGGAGGACCCGAAAGGGCAGCGGCCGCCTGAAACGGCAGCGCCCCGCCATGGCAAAGGACCAGGCGGGGCGCTGCAAGGTTAGGAGAGGTCGTCACGCCGGCCCCGAACATAGGCCCGCCACCAGCGTATCTCCGAACTAGCCGATTTAGTCGAAAAGGTGGACAAACATTATTTGCATCGCGCAACATTCTACCCCTTGCACCGTGTCTATGCGCGCAATTCTGCGCCGTTCAGCGCCTCACAAATACAAGTTACCGCGCGGGCATACCGCTTGCGCAGGCCATGCGCGCCCAGCTTCAGCCCCATGGGCTTGAGCAAAGCCCGCCATGGCACCGACTTGCGCCCCGCCGCCAGCGCCGTGATCGCCAGCACCACCAGCTTGCGGTCCCGCTCCGGCGCATGGCCGAGCCAGGCCGACGCCTCTTCCATGCGCGCCATCTGTTCGCGCGACAGCGGTATCCTGGGCACCGGCCTGTCCTCATGCGCTGCCCAGTCCCACCAGTCGCGCACGATCAGGTGCCACGGACCGTCACTGGCGAACGCCCACGCGCCCCGCTCCGTGCGCCACTGGAACTGCATCGCCTCGACCAGACGCGCTTCCACGTCCGCAAATGACCAATATATCGATCCTTCCGCCGCCGGAACCGTCATCGCCAACCCTTCCACATTATAAATCACTGAAAACGCTAAGCTAATTCTATCTTTTGGAACCTTTGGAAGGATTGGAAGGATATCTGTATATTTTCATCATGCATGCGCACGCGCCCGCGCCTGTGCGTGATGGAAACATGCCGCCAACCTTTCCAACCCTTCCAATGGCGCAGAAATCCGCGCTTTCTTCCTTCCAATGATGCTTCCGCCACTCTTCCGACCCGGAAGCATCCGATCCTGCCGCGCACCGCCGCGCGTCAGAAGTCGGGCACGTAATCATCCTCGATCGGCGGCGGATGGCGCTCATCGACCACGGCCGCGCCTTCGTCGGGCAGCATCGGGATCACCGCCCGCACCTTCCCATGTTCGTCGATGAAGTCGCCGACTTCGCGGACCAAGCGCATGCCCAGCCACTGCATCCCGTCGCTAGCCTTCTTCTGATAGCCCTTGTCCAGCATCGCCTTGCTGAAGCCCTTCTGGCTCCATTCCCGCTCGCCGGCGGCCTTGCACCAGGCGACGAACACCTCATACAGACGCGACGACTGGATCCGCCCTTGCGGGTCGATTTCTGTGCAAAGCTTCAGGAATCGCGCCAGCGGGTCGCTATCCTCGCGATATTGCGCGGTCGCCTCCCGCACCGCATCCGGCTCAATCAACCCATGGTCCAGCCAGTCGATCAGGCCGCGTACGATATGATTGAGCACGCCGGCGGCCTCTTCGCGCAGCTTGGCGGGCAGCAGCTCGTCGCGATCGCCATCGGCGACATGCGCGTTCCACGGCACCAGCTTCATGCGCCGCCATATGCCTTCGTCGGTCCCCGGAATGTCGGGCTTGTAATTGCCCCCGATCGTCAGCTTGAACAAAGGCATCAGGTCGAAGAAACCACGATGCAGCGCGCGCACCGCCATCGGCTCGCCACCGGTTGCCGCCTTGATCAGCGCTTCGTTCAGCTTCGCGCCGCGCTCCGGCTCCGACGCGCGCAGC